ACTCCTCGGTTGCGTCGATGGCATAGGTCCAGACGCGGCGAGCCCGCAGGCCGTGCAGGAGGTCTTTGCCGGCGGTGGCCGAGTGGACGATCAGGATGGCCCGCTGCGGGATGCCAGGGACGACGATAGACTGCTTCTCGGAATAGAAGCGGCGGGTCGTGTTGCCGGACTTGTCGGTGACGGCGAAGTCGTCGGAGCCTGAGCCCTTGGCCGTCTTCCAGTTCCGCTTGGCCGTCTCGCGGTAGACCTCGGTCGTATTGTCGCCGGAGTCGACGAGCACCATGGCATGATGGACGCCGTGTTGTTTGGCGAACGCCTCGACGTTGCCCCATGAGTCGATGCGGGCGAAGGCCATCAGGCGGCTATGCCCGGTCTTGGCCCAGCGGCGCACAGTCACCCAGAAGTGGCCACGCTGGACGTCGACCCCCATCGTGCGGAAAGGGATACTCCCGGGCACGGCGTCCTTCTGCTCGACGACGCGGGCCTTCGGGGTGATCGCGGCCTCTGCGTCCCAAGGGTCGGCCATCTTGTAGTTGGCGGCCTCAGCCAGGGCGGTAATCTCGCCGCCCTCTTCTGACCAGGGCAGGGCGAGACGCTTCTGTTTCCACTGGCGACGCTGATCGTCACTGCCGTAGGTGTCGAAATCTTCCTTCGCTTTTAGGCACATCACGCCCAGCTCGCCCCAGCTCATCGTCGCTAGGCTGTTCCAATGCAGGCCGATGTGCCCGGAGTTGGCGGCGACCGACGTAGCGACGAAGGTTCCGCGGGCGTTAGCCTCAAGGCGGCTGGCGTTCGTGTCGGGCAGGAGCGTGCGGCAGGCCGCGCACTCGTAGGTCGTGCCCACGCTGACCTTGTGCAAGTCCCATGTGCCGGTGGCCTTGGCATCCTCGGGGAACCTGATCTGTTCCCAGACCCACGGCTGAAGGTGGTCGCACTTCGGGCAGCGCATATTCCAGTCACGCTGATCAGTTGTCTCGTGCAGCTGATGGAACTCCTGCCCAGCCCTTCCGCCCTGGGATAGGAAGATGCGTTTGCCCATCCAACCGAACGCCGTCACGCGCGCGCTCAGTTCGGCCAAGTGTCCAGGCGGTGCCATCCAGCACTCGTCGGCGATTGTGTAACGCAGGGACAGGCGCTGAAGGTTGGCCTCGTTCCAGATGCCGCGGCAGTAAAGCGTCATGCGGTCGAAGTCCGCAGTGGTCGAGCGGTCGAGGTCGTCGCCCGAAAGACGCGCCTTCACCGGCGGGCAGTTGTTCCAGACCGGGCGGAGGTAACGCAGGGCGAAGTCCTTGGCCTCAGGGTCGGTGGCCTGAAGCACCATCGTCGGCCCGGGTGCGTTGGCGATGATGTGACAGGTGAGCAGGCGGGCAAAGAGGGACTTGCCCGATTGGATGCTGGCGAGGACGGTAAGGAGTTTCGTCTCGGGATCGGCGGCGATTCGTAGGGCCTCGGCCACCCACGGCGTGCGCTCGGAGCGGAAAGGACCGGGCATCGGCGAGTCAGGGATGGCGTGCACGTTGGACTCCAGCCACTCCACCACGTCGCCCGAGTCTGACGGACGCAGCACGTCACGGCCTACGCGGAGCAAGTCGGCCTTATTCATCGGTGGACAGGTCGGCCTTGACGCGGCGCACCCAAGCCTCGAGCACTTTCACCGCCTTCGCAGGGTTCTCGGGGTTACATCCTTCTGCGACATCGAGGGCGAGTTTATCGAGGCGATTGACGATGCCCGCCGTCATGTCGCGCATGGCCTCGGTGGCCTCCTTTGCGGAGATGAAGTCTCGGGCGAGGATGACGCGGCGTTCCTGTTCGGCCTCGAGCTGGACGAGGGACTTGAGGGAGGCGTTGTAGGCTGACTGGTATTTGCCTTGATGCGGATCGCCTTGCTCCATGGCAGACTGCCAGACCCCACGCGCCCGACCGACGAGCGTGCGGTGCTCCTCGATGGTGGCAGACAGCGAACCGTCATCGAGCTGCTCAGGTGCGGTTGGCGCCTTGCGAACCCGGGCATCTTCCTGCGATTGCCTCCACGCCGTCGCGGCCTCGACCGAGTCGATGGGCATACCCTTCTTGACCAGGATGGAGACGCGCTGGCGGGTCAGGCCAAGGGCTTCGGCAATCTCAGTTTGGCTGGGCATCGTTTTGAACTGTATTAACCCACCAGACCAGTTGCGACATCTTGATAATTGGGACGCCGTACGACAGGCACTCGCTGACGTAGAATGAACCAGGCTCCAGATCGTCGGGAAGCAGGATGCAGGTGAAGCGCTTGTTCAGGTGCCGACGGTAGACCAGGCACTGAGCCATGCCGACCATAATCCCTTGAGACGTGCACTCTTTCTTCGTCTCGATTGCCCAGTTGTATCCGGTGAAATCCGCACGCATCCCGCATCCGTCGACCTTAACTTCAGACTGATGCTTGATGCCGTTCTCAGAAAGTATGCGCGATACACGCTTCTGCATCTCCAGTTCAGATCGGTATTCCTTCGATACCTTCTCATGATTCGAGTTATGCTTGATTGTCTTGGCTTTCGCCCTGGCAATCAGCCTTTGGTCGCGCTGGCACTTGTCGTAGATGCCTGCCTTTGCGATGGCCTTCCTGATGACGTCGCGTGAGTGCGTAAAGTCGAAAGCCTGACGCGTGGCGTGAATCGTGCCATGACGCAGGTATGCTTCGACGATTGCCGCGTCTCGCTTGGCCTTTTCGGCCCGGGCGAACTCGGCGAGCTGCCGGGTTTTCAAATCACAGGGCTTCATTGTCAACAAGGTGTTTGGTCAAAACGACCATGCAGAATTCCTTCGTGGTGTCGGGCCACGCGTGACGTAGGGGGGGGTCTAGGAGACTCCTTAGAGGGGGTATATGGGCCGTTTTCATCGCTTGGGCGTGGCAGGGGGCAGGGGGCTTGGCACCTTATTCTTGCCGCGTCTGGCATTCACGTGAGGAAATAATCCGCACGCGTCTGAGTTTACCGTGCGTTGGATCTCCTTAGCCCTGGCACGCATCCAGAAGTGGGAGCGGCCATACATCTTGCCGATGAGTCGAGACGACAGACATCCGGGCAGACTCAGCGCCCAGCGTATGAGCTCGACGTGTCGACGGAAGGCGAAGTTGTCCGTGCAGGCCAGCGCATCCATGAAGCCTTTGAGCATCACGCCCACATGATCGCGGGAGATGAACGCATCGACCTCTTCGCGTCTGCCGATGTCAGTCGGGTTGAACGCCCAGTCAGGATGATTGGCGTCGATGTTGAAGACGTGCCGAGGTTGCGCCATCTCAGCGTAAGGCAGCACGCCGTTCTCTCGCATCTTCTCCTGGACCTTCTTCGGCTGCGCAAAGAACCAAGCGTCAAACGACTTGGCCTCCTTAGCCGGAGCCGTTAGGTCGTTGAGCCTAGCGCGTGTCACGCTGGCAATGTGAGCAAGGATATTGCCTAGGTGAATAAGCAAATCACATAAGCCTGCATGTGTTGTTCCAAAGCCCTGTCTTTGCATCGAGTCGTAAGTATCCTTTGCGGACAAAGGTGCGGAACAGGTTGGCCTCATCCTTGGCCCGCAGCTTAGGACGTGAGCCAGGGCTTACCATCCGGGCGTTCTCCATGATCTGGTCATAGCCTCGGCAAAAGACGTCGAGCCATCGTACCTTGGTCAGGCTCTCGGGCTGACGCTGAAGGAAGCGATGCACTGCTTGCTCAAGGATGGCCTGATGTTCGGCTATGCTTCTCCGGCCTGACGCGGATCGGGCGAGCATGAAGGGCTTGGTCTCAGGATTGTCCCATTGTGCCTGGTAAGCCTTGAGGACGTTGACGCGCTTGGCCCGGGCAATCTTCTGCCGGACGCGGTCAGCCTCCTCTTGGGCAGGGGTGCGTTTCTTGCGGTAGTAGGCCATGGTCGTCAGATGCCTTTTGTATCTCGAGGGGAGGGGGGTAGGCCGCCGTCAAGGCGAGCCGTATCCCTTCCTCCCTCTCTACTTGCATGTCCCTGTAGCATACAGGGACTGCAGTAGAGACATAGATTTGTCATCGGTTTTGTCATCGGTTTTGTATAAGGGATTTAGCATTGGCCTTGCGGCCTATTTAAGGCTGGTTGGGTGGGTTGAGGCGGGGGTGGTAGCCATCACCCCTCCAAAGGGGCATGGCGGGCCATCCAAGGGGGTCTAATAGCCCTCTCCGTCCGTGGGCATTGGAGGCCCAGACCTGACCCAGCGGATTTCACCGCGCTTAGGGGAGTGGCGAATGTAAATCTCGCCGACGGGGGAAGGGCTGATGCCGTCGGTCATACCGGCACGGCTACGGCGCTTGGTCAGACCTAGGCGGTAGATCGGCTCGTCCCCTGGGCAACGTTGGAGGCAGGCTATTTCGCGGGCCCAGTTAGTGACCTCTGAGCTCCCAAACAGTTGGTATGCGAGGTCGGCCATGGTCTGGCCCTCCTTGTCCTTGGATGACTTCGGCTTCCCGGTGTGGTGCATGAAGACGATGATGACGCCCGTCTCGTTTAGGATAGGCTGGATGATGTGGCGCAGGAACTTGGCGGCCTCGGCGGTCTCGGAGATGTCAGCGCCTACAAATGCCATGAGAGGGTCGACGAAGCAGATCGTGGCCTGATGCTGGATGACTAGCTTGCGCAGCACGTCTCCAAACTCCTTGCCCGTGGCGACGCTCTCGCGGTAGATGAACATCCGGTCCTTTAGTTCAGCCCTTTGGTCTTCGTCCAGGTACAGTCCGTTAATCTGGTCCTGCATGGACTCGGCCACGTCGCCGGCATCGTTCTCGGCTTGGATGACGAGGGTACGCATCTTCATGCCGTCGTTGGTCTTGATGCCGAAGAAGTCCTGACCAAGCGTCCAGTTGATGGCGGCCTGCATCATCAGGGCCGACTTGCCGGTGCCAGCCTGTCCGGCCATGACCAGGGAGCCGCCTTTGCAGAGCCAGCGATTGC